GTCTGACGATACTTATTTCGTCCCCATAGTTTCTCAACGCTTTGGCTAGACGGTAGCACCGGTAAGTCATATGGGTAACGAGTGAGGGTTAAGATGTTCCACATTGTCTCGCAGGTGCGGTGTGGACTCAATGAAGTTCCTTGGTATTCGTATTATCTCTGATTCGACTCCTATAGGTTGTAGGAACCCCGAAGACGACGAGAGAGTACTTGTATCTTTTGGAACATCTGCGATTGCCTCCATGGAGCATTCAATTCAATTTTCCTCCCCCTCCCATAAGATCATTCTTGACCGTATGGTCAAAAGTCCCAAAGAGTGTGAAGTTTGTTTGAAAACTCACAAATCTGTGAAAGCACAGATTCAACATCTAGCGAATACTCGCTGTAAAGCATTGGTGATATGCCTTTGCGGAGACTCCGTTGGTTGGCAACAGGCAAGTAGTCATCTGGCAACTTGCAATCTTCTTAAAACTTTTCAATGTAATGTGATTAAGTGTGATACAATTGTTTTTAAATCTTTGGAAACCTTTTGTGCTCATGTTTGGTGTGCTCATGGACAAAGCAAGAAAGAGATTGATCCGATGGATTTTCGTTCTGAGATTCGCGCACAAATTGGAAATCGAACCCGTTTCGACCATATGCAACTCGAACAACTCATAGACAAAACGCGCAATAACACCCTTAGGCGTTTTGTCCTGAAGCAACTTGTTCTCGAATCTAACTTCGCCGCAGTGAATTCTAAATTTCTTGGACTCATTCGTGCTCACACAATCAAAGTAATTCCGCTGTTTTCCTCGACTGAGGGAAAACTCACAACCTACTCAATTCGTACTGCTGACGGTATTTTCTCTGTTAAACTTAACATTCGTGACAAGGATTACAACGCTATTGTTTCTCGCCTTCGACCTCTTTGTGTTGCTCGTGCTCAAGCACTCTTTGATTCGAAATTCACGGTCGATCTTCATCACAAATTTCCAACTGAAGGAATGGAAGAAATGGTCAATTCTTGTAATGCTGTTCTGCGTAGTCTTGGAGTTGCTTCCCAAAATGTGATTCAACGTTGTGTTTCGATTTGTTGTAAAATTTTTATTGCTTTTCGCATTGGACTTTCCGATACTAAGGCTCTTTGTGCTTTGTTTATTGATCTTTTGTGTTCTTTGAATGTTGGATCTGATTTAGCGATGCAGGCATGGGATACGATTAAACAACATCTTTCCTCTCTTCGTGGATTCTTTTCTTTTGTTCCTCGTGCTCAGATTGGTGTTGATATTGTTACAAGTCTTGTTACTGTTCTTGCAGTGTGCTTTAGTACTGTGATTGTCTCCCGACTCCCAAAAGAATGTGAAATCAATTCCATCATGAAATCTGTCGACTCCCTTGGACGTTCTGTTCGTGGTGCTACTTTTGCCTTTGATGGAATGGGAAAGATTGTTGGCAAGGTCGTGTCTCACATTTTCCAAGCTCAATATGGTGTTCCAACAGAGATTGCAGAACTTGAAGTGTTTATGAATGGTATTCAGCAATGGTTTGTTGATGTTCAAGCGATTGTGGAACTCGGAACTTTCGATCGATTGGAAAGAGAACCCGCATTGTGCGCTCGTGTCCAAGAACTCTATCGTCAAGGATTTCAATTTGCTCAACAGGCTAGTGCTCTAAAGATGGAACGTCGTCTCACACAACCCTTTAATGTCCATTGGCAGGTTCTTCGTAAGTATTATGAAAAAGCAGGCTCTTCCAGTGCATTTACAGGCGGTCCTCGTCATGAACCCTTGATCATTTATCTTTCTGGTGAATCTGGTCAAGGAAAATCAGCTTTGATGTACTTTCTTGCAACTGAACTTCTCAAAATAGACGGAATTCCTCGTGATGTGAATGGGAAACTTGACATAACACAGGAAATTTACACTCGTATGGCAGAAAATGAGTACTGGGATGGATATAAAAATCAACGCATCTGTTTGTTTGACGACATTTTCCAAGTAATTGACTCGCTTTCAAACCCGAATACAGAAATCATG